GCCGCCTGCGGGCTGCAGGTCGAAATCATCAAAGACTGCCAGGAACAACACGATGCTGAAACCTCAACAACTGCGGCAGGCACTGACCGACAGCGTGCCGGAGCTGCAGCGAAACCCTGACGCGCTGAACGTGTTTATCGACAGCGGGCGCATCGTCTCGACGCTTGCCAGCTCGCTGTCGTTTGAATACCAGTACCGGCTTAACATGGTCATTACCGATTACACCGGTAACATCGATCTGCTGATCGTGCCGCTGCTTGCCTGGCTGCGAACGAATGAACCCGACATTATGGCAACCGAGGAAAAGCGCCGGACGGGCTTTACCTTTCAGGCGGATGTTATCAGCGACACGGCCAGCGATATCAGTATTGAGCTGCAGCTGAGCGAGCGCGTGATCGTGAAGCAGGCCGACGACGGGCTGCACGTGACGCACGTCGGCGAGAACCCGCTGCCGGAGAATGACGCCCGGCCGGTGCAGCTTTATGTTCAGGGCGAGCTTATAAGCGAGTGGCAGACATGAGCGAGCTGCAGCTGGTAAATGACCGGCTGGAGGCGCTTATCAGCAGCCTGTCAGCCCCGGCACGTAAAGAAATGGCGCGAGCCATCGCGAAGAAGCTGCGCGCGAGTCAGCAGCAGAACATTAAGCGCCAGCAGGCACCTGACGGCACGCCGTTTAAGCCCCGCAAAACGCAGCCGGTGCGCAGCAAAAAGGGCCGCCTAAAGCGCGAGATGTTCGCAAAGCTGCGCACGGCTAAATACATGAAGACGCAGGCCAGCCCGAATGAAGCCGTGATCGAGTTTGCGGGTAACGTGCAGCGCATAGCCCGCGTGCATCATTACAGGCTGAGGGATAGGCCTTCGCGTCTCAGTAAAGATATTTATTTCACATCCCGTCCTTTGCTGGGGGTAAATGAATATGACTTACAAATAATCGAAGATACCTTTCTGAATTACATTGGAGGTTAGTTCTTCTTTAGATTGCCGATCAATTTTGCAAGCTGTTCAACACCATCAAATGTTGAAGGTATCTTTTCGGCATTAGGCATGATGTTTGAAAAAACAACCTCCTCAAACTTCGCTAGTAAGTCTTTACTTTCCGCATTAACTTTTGAAGAGAATTTCGTGTAATTCTCTATAAACTGACACAGGCTCATTCTTAGGCTTATTTGTATCATTTGGGCTTTAATTGAGTTTACGTTAGCTAATGAGATTCTGAAATAATAAAGTGATATAAACAGGAGGGAAATTCCGGGGATTAGTTTAATCCAGTCGGCGGTATCATTATTGGTGAATTTTATCCCGCCAAAAAAAACAAGCCATGCCTCAGCCGAAATTAAAGCTGGGATAATGAGCCCCAATAGAACCATGGCCGTTCGAGCGAGGCGTAGCTCTTTTGCTTTAATATCCCCGATTTTTCTAAACCCACGATGCAAGGATATAAAATTATAGGAATGTTTTTGTTTATCTAGAGTGGATTGTATAGTTTTCACATCTCGCTCTTTACTTGCTATCTCACGATCCCAGGTTGATTTAAGTAATTCGGCACTTTCCTTTGTTTTTAAAAAATCTCGTAATGCATTGTAATCTTGATTTTTGAAAACGTCTTTGCAAAGGTTGGTAGGTAAATCATGAAGCGTTCTTTCAATTGCCCTGCGATATAGAAATGAGAAGCTGTCTATATTTTTTCTTGTGAAATCCCTGATATGTCTGTACCCGCCTTCTAAATTAGAGTCCGTTGTAATATAAAGCTCAGTGTACATTTGAAACGCATAGCAATAGATGCTGTCAATTGAATCATCGTCATTTGTGAAGCCTAGTACTGAATTTTCAAAGTCGGATCCATTTCGCTTGATTGAAAATTGGCAGTTTTCTGACCATAGTATTGCATTATCTTTCATGTCACTCAGCATTTCTGAAAGATAACCGTCTCTGGTAGATGTGAATTCATCCGAAGAAGTTCTGTTTTTCAAGGTTACAATGCACTTTTTCATTTCTTCAATTAAGTGAGTGTCTTGGAAAAAACCTTCCATCAAGTATTCCTTTATGTTGCTTAGTCATGAATGAACGGACTGAAGTGGATAATCTTTATCGTTTAAGTTGTTCATAATGCCTGCATGAATGAGCAAATCAATGAAATTCAGCGCCTGCTGCGCAACCTGATCCGCATCGGAACCGTGTCCGCCGTTAATCTTGACGACGGGCTGTGCCGTGTGGATACGGGAAAAAACACAACCGGCTGGCTGCACTGGCTGAGCGCCCGCGCGGGTAAAACCCGTTCGTGGAATGCGCCATCAGTGGGTGAGCAAGTGCTTGTTCTTTGTCTGGGCAGCGAACTCGATACCGGCTTTGTGCTGCCGGGTATTTTCTCCAATGACAACCCGGCTCCGTCAGCCTCGGCCGATGCTCTGCACTGGTCATTTCCTGACGGCGCAGTGATCGAATACGAGCCGGAAACGGGCGCACTGACCGCAACCAGCATACAGACCGCAACCATTAAAGCGGCGGTAAAATCCTGTTCGACTCGCCAGAAGTGGAATGCACAACGCTGCTCAAAACTGCGCAACTGGAAGTTACTAAGGGCGGCACGATGAAAGGCGATGTTACGCATACCGGCGGCAGTCTGTCCTCAAACGGCAAGGTACTGCATTCGCATATCCACCCAGGCGACAGCGGCGGAAAAACGGGAGCGCCGGTATGACAACCGCAAAATATATCGGCATGAATCGGGAAACCGGCGGCGCGCTGACCGACCTCGATCATACCCGGCAGTCGATACGTGACATTCTGCTGACCCCGCTCGGCTCCAGGGTGATGCGTCGCCAGTACGGCTCGCTTTTATCCGCGCTGATTGGTCAGCCGCAAAACGAGGCGCTGCGCCCGCAGATTATGTCGGCCTGCTATCTGGCGATCCTGAAGTGGGAGCCGCGCGTAAAGCTGACTGCCATCAGCTTTGAGCCGGGCATAAATGGCACAATGGTGGTTGAGCTGTCCGGCAACCGCACCGACAGCGCGCAGCCTTTTTCCTTAACCGTTCCTGTGAGCTGAGACTATGGCAACTATCGACCTGAGCCAGCTGCCCGCGCCTGATGTGGTGGAGACGCTGGACTATGAAAGCCTGCTGGCCGAGCGAAAGGCGACGCTGATTTCCCTTTACCCGACCGATAAACAGGACGCTACCGCCCCCAAGCTGACGCTTGAATCAGAACCCATCGTTAAGCTGCTGCAGCAGAATGCCTATCGAGAGCTGATCCTGCGCCAGCGCATTAACGAGACAGCAAAGGCCGTCATGGTTGCCTATGCACTGGATGGTGACCTTGACCAGCTCGGCGCGAATAATGGCGTAACCCGCCTGACCATTACCCCGGCCGACGATACGACCATCCCGCCGACCGCTGCCATTATGGAAAGTAACGACGATTTCCGGCTGCGCATCGCCTCAGCCTTTGAGGGAATGAGCGTGGCTGGGCCGACCGGCGCGTATGAGTATCACGCCAGAAGCGCCGACGGCCGGGTAACCGATGCGTCAGCTATCAGCCCGTCACCCGCAGTTGTCACTGTGACGGTGCTCGCCCGTGAGGGCAACGGCGCAGCGACAGACGATCTGCTGGCCGTAGTTAACGCTGCGCTCAATGATGAGGACGTGCGCCCGGTTGCCGACCGGGTGAGCGTGCAGTCAGCGAAGATTGTTAATTACGAAATCGAGGCCGAGCTGTACCTCTATCCGGGGCCGGAGGCTGAGCCAATCCGCGCCGCAGCTGAGGCAAAGCTCGCCGCCTACATCAGCGCGCAGAAGCGTCTCGGTCGTGACATTCGCCTGTCTGCGCTGTATGCCGCCATGCACATTGAGGGAGTGCAGCGAGTCAGCCTGATTAAGCCGCCGGCTGACGTGTTGCTCGACAAAACGCAGGCCGCTTACTGCACTGGCTACACGCTGACCGTAGGAGGCTCGGATGAGTGATCGCCTGCTGCCGACCGGATCATCAGCGCTTGAGATTGCCGCCGCTGAGGCGCTG